CAGTGTATCCATCCTGAATTAGGTTCGCCGGGCGTGTAGAACTCGAGTATCAATTGATCAAATTCTAGGTTCATGTAAATCCAATCAGCTAATTCTGCATTGTCAGTTCCCATACATTCAAAGTCTGCGGCCTCAGCTTTTGCATGTTGGCTGTTGATCGAGCTACCTATTTTTAGGCACAGCTGCTCGCTACGGAACCCGCTAGTCACCTTGACTCTACCAAAGTGATCACGTACCGGCTGTAAAATATTTTCACAAAGTGCTTTTAGTTTTTCTATCTGACCTGAGTTTGGATTATTGTTTATATCCAAACGGACAGCTGTATCTGATTTAATTAATTCTTGAAGAGAAAAGTTTCTAGAAAGTTCCATAGTTTTATTTTGTAAAATCCGTGAGTAAAATTAATAATACGGCTCCCATACCACCGACTATCCAATACTCTAATCTTTTAATACGTTCTTGCATTTCTTTTATCTGCTCAAATGTTTGCTTTTGCATTATTCTGCAAAGCTTTTCATGAGATTCGATTTTTTGTAATGCAGATTTTTTAGCCATTATGTTCTCCTAGCAATTACTTGTTCTTCTGGTGATAGTAATGCACTCTCCGTCCTTGTCAAGTTAGTTATTGGATCTTTTAATGCTGCTGTTTGTACATTTGGAGCAGGTGTATTTGGTAGTGGCGCAACAGGTGCTTTACCCATAACATCACCTAAAGGGTTAATAATATTTTTAATTTTGTCTTTAATTATAGGAACATTTTTTTGTAAAAATTCTTGAGAACTACTTGGATCTTTTATAGGATTACCATTATCATCTTTAATTAAACTACCATTTTTGTCTGTTAAATAATCTTCTCTTTCAGGATAATAACCACCTTCATATTGTTTGGTTTCTTTGTTAAATATTTCATTAGGAAAAAATTTATTATCATCATAGTTTGAAATAATTTTATCAAACTCTCTTTCAGGAAAAACAAAACTTCTTTTTAAATTGTAGTATTCTCCTGGATTTTCTTTCTGTTGTTGTTTTAACCAGTTTTTTATGTATTTCATTTTTGTTTCAAATCTTTTTTCAGAATAATTTATTGGAGTAAATCTTCCGTAAGCTAAGTTATCTGCAAGAGTTGAATTTAATCCTGAGTCTTCTAAGATTTCTATAATTTTTGATTTACTAAGATCTAAAGTTTCTAAATCTTTTATTTTCATATGCACAGCTTTTTGTAATCTAAAAGCTTCTTCTTGCATTTTTGTAAATTCTCGTATCATGTCTCCAGGTGTATGAGTTTTCCAATGTTCTACTGTGTAAAAATTTTCTGTTTCATCAACAGATCTTAAAGATCTATTTAAATTTGAAGCAATAAATCTTAAATCTTTTTTTGTATCTACTCTCATAATTCTAGTACCTGTAAATAATGCAATTAATTCATCTTTTAAATTAATTGCTTTACCCGATCTACTTAAATCACCTTCAAAACCCATTTTAATTTTTTCAGCTGTAGTCAATACACCTGGTTTTATACCATCTATAATATGGTTTATAGATTTTGTTATAACAGCACGAAGATCTTGCTCCATATCTGCATCAGTATAAATTCTAAAACCTTCTTTAGTTCTACCACCTCTTGTTGTTACGTCTATAAATCTATCAAACCCTAAAGGTTCTGCTATAAATGGTCCTAACAATTCTCTAACTGGTCCATTTTCGCCAAACAATAAACCCGTAACGTATGAGTTAACTTCTTGTGGGTTCATGTTTTGAGACATTGCTTGATTAATAGCAGCATCAATTGTGTCGTCAAACATATCGTAAGGAGTAAAATAAGAAAAATTTATAAAAGCAGACTCGCCGTTTTTCCATCCTTTAATAGGAACTAAATTTTTATTTTTATCCCATGGAGCAGCTCCCGCTCTTTTATACGCATTCCATTGGTTCTCTGTTGTGTTTGTTAAATAATATGCTGTTTCAGATATTCCTTTTCCTATTCCATATAATGTCATTCCAGCACCCATCATTCTTCTAATACCCATTTGTCTTATTTTTGGATTAGCGTGACTAGCCATTTTTAAACCCATCGCTATGTTGTTAGATGTAGTTCTAATTATTTCTGCAGGAAAAGATACAAAGTTACCAATCGGTAATTCTCTAATACCCTGTACAACGGGGGGAACTTTACTGTAAGTTGGATAAGTATTTCTTATCATGTAAGCAGCTGCTTCATCTAAAGCTTCATCTAAAGATTTAGGAACGTTTGATACTAAATCTGTTTTACTAAAATCATCACCCATGTGTTTAAAAAAATCTGCAACATCATCAACAGATTTAAGTGCTTGACTAAACATAGATTTATCAAATTCATGTCCGTATATTTTCCATAAATTATCACCACCTGCATAAACTCTAGCAACTTTTTCTGTAAGAGAAGCGGGTTTTAATAATTCTTGTGTTAATTCTTGTTCTGTTTTTATATTACCAGCTCTTATTTTATTAAAAATTGCACCTAATTCAGATGCAACCACATTTTCATCTATAGAACCAACTTTAATAAGTTTTTCTATATAATTATTAAATTCTCTATTATCTATATTTTTACCAGCTTTAAAAATATCTCTCATGACAATTCTAATAGCATCTGTTAAACTTGCATTGTGTCCAATGTGTCCGTTTAATAATGCAAACATAGATCCTGCAGTTACGTTACGAACTTGTGTTGTGGGTGAATACAAAGTTTTACCTGCTTGAACTAAAGCTTTAGGTCTTAGTATATAATTTCTATAAAAACCAGCCAACACACTTCTGTTAAACTGACCACCAGTTCCTTTAAACATTTCTACAAATTCTGGAGAAGTCCATAAATCAGATAATTCTGTTTTTAAATAATTTCCTATTTGCGGAAGATCTTTTACCTGTCGCGCTCTTGGGTATTTAACTATTGCTTCTGCTTCATTTCTAAATAACCAACCATTTTTTACACCTTGTTTTGCTATAAAATCTGCCGCTCTTTTTTGAGCATTAGCAGCAACTACATCTGCAGTTGTAAATAAAATAGATGCTTTTAAATTTTTTTCTACACCTAATAATTTTTGTATAGCATCAGGTAACTCTTCTCCTGTTTTTAAAAAAGTATATTTTTTATTTCTTAAAATATTTTGTCCAATGTCTTTTAATGTTGCAAGTGGGTTTCTTCCTTCTTGTTTTCCCTCAACTAATATTTTTCTAGCTAAATCTTTTCCATAAGCAAAATGCATATCACTCATGTTTTTTAAATTACCATATGTTGTTTTTGCTGCTATTTTATAATCTTTGTTTTTGCTAATTACATTTTTAGCTAAAAAATCTGCTGCGTTATCTATTAACTTTTCATCCGGTGCATAATTTGGGTTAGTAAATGTTTTAAAAGATTTTAATAAATAATTTCTTATGTCTTTACCAAGAGACAAATCTAAAGATTTTACAATGTCGTCTGCATCTTTACCTTTTGGTAAAGCTTTTTTAAATTCTTTCATAACATCTTCAATGTGTTTTTTTAATTCTTGTGTAGATGTTTGTAACTCTTTTGGTAAATCACTTAGTTTTACTTTACCTCTAAAAAAATCATCTATTTGATCTAAAAAATATTTTTCTCCAACAGGAGATGTTTTATTTCCATTATATCTTGTTTCAAATTGTTTTGCTAATTTGTATGATTGCGCTTCGATGTCTTGATATATTTTATCTATTCTTCTTGCTTTTTTCTTTACATACAAACCAACTTGTTCTGTAACAGTTTCAATATCTTTGGGTGCTTTACCATAAGATCTTAACCAATAAATAAGATTATCTGCTATTTTTAATCTTGCTTCAGGTCCTTTTTTAGCAACATCACCTAATCTCCATCTTTCAAAAGGTGGTATTTGTGACCAACCTTTTTTTATATTAAATCCATTTGCAATCATGGGACCTATAATTTTATTAATTGTAAAGTTACCAGCACCTGTTAATTTTTCAGCAGTTTTTTTAACGGCTGGAGCTAATGGATTAGGAACAGACCCTAATTTAGGTGAAGTTAATAAATAACTAACAGGTCTAAATGTTAAATTGTTAATACCTTTAAGACCAAGTTTTGCAACAGGTTCCATTAAAGGTCTACCTAAAAATTTATAACCAAGTTGTAGCCCCTTACCAACAAGAGGAAAACCACCACCAACTACAGCGCCCTCAAATCCAAATTTAATTCTGTTTCTAAATTCAGCTCCTGCTTTTTTTCTACGACTTAACCCTTTTGTAGACTCGGGATTAACAAACAATGTAGGTCTACCTTCATAACTAACCGAAGCATCTGTCAAACCTACAGTAGCTAAACTTTTAATAGCACGAAGAGCTACTTTACTAGCTTTGTGATTATTCATTTTATTTGCAACGTTTGATATTTTTCCAACTTTACCAAGTCTTGAAAGAATTTTTGTAACTACTGCCCCAGGTGCACCAAAAGTTGTAAGTAATTCTATTAAATCACCTCTCCATGTTTCGGGTTCTTCTGGTTTATTTCTTTCCATTATTGCATCAAATTTTTCTAAAAAATCTGTGTTAGCTATAAAATCTGTACCCATAAATAAGAGTCTGCCTGTGCTTGTACCAAGGTTATGTGCACCTGTTTCTATACCTGTTCTAATTTCATCTAGCCCTGATATGTAATCTTTCTCATCTCTACTTTTTAACATTTCATTAATGTCTACATACTTACCTTCTTTTTTAGCCAATCCTTCGTTAATTTGAATTCTTAACATAGGATTTAAACTAAAGACAAGACGTGCAGCACTAGAATCTTTTTGTTCTTCTAGTGGTTTAAAAGCTTCTACTATTGGTCTGATGTATTTAACAGGTTTAGGTGGTTCTTTTTGTGACTCTTCTATATTTTTAATAGCATTAAGAAAAGCTTCTTGAAATTCATTTGTTTTTTTTATGGGTTTATCTTCTTCTTTTTTCTTTATTGTATAAGGAGCAAGAACTTTTTGTTTGGCCATTACGCCTCCGATGGTAATACTAATTCAACACCGTATTTGTTATTAAACATATCAACATCTTGTTGTGATTGTATCATAGCAAAATCTTCCATTGCTTCAGCACTATTTGCAATCAAAGTTACAATGTCATCTGTAATACTCTGTGGTAATCTTGTTCTTAATGTATCGTAATCTATGTTTTGTAATTCTTCTGGCATTTCTTGAGACTCTTGAGGTCCTTGGTCCATGGGCATTTGACCTTGTGTTTGTGCTGCTTGCATAGGTTCTCCACCCATTTGTAAACCAACTCTACCACCCGTAGCAAATTGATCTTCAAAGTATCTAATAAATTCTTGGTATGCATCTTTATATAAATTAGGATCATTTTCTCCTTCAGGATATTTATCTGTATCTTGAACTAATCTTTCCATAATTGTACGAACCATTCCTTTAACAAATTTATCTGATTTTAATACAGCTGCTGCATACGGACTTTGTTTTTTAATACTTGCTAATTGTGCTCTTGAAATTTGTAAACTTTGTTCTAATTCTTTTCTTTTTTCTGGTGTTAAATCTGGAGATTCTAACTGACTTGTAGTATTATTTATATCAGTAATGTAATCTTTAATCATCCTAGCTGTGTTTTCTTTATCAAATATTTTTCCAGAAGTTCCTGACTCTGCTTCTGATGCAAGTATGTCTGATTGACCTTCCATCATAGATTTAAATAGATCTGATTCACTTGCATATCTTTGTTCTGCTGCAGATTGTTTAGCTGCCATAAATTCTTTGTATGGACCTTTAGATGATGTTGCAAGGTCAGCAAATATATTACCTGATGTAGGTCTTGATGCTAAATCTAACCCCATACTAATTAAAAAATCATTTGTGTTAGTGCCTCTAGGTTTATAACCCATTGATTCTGATGCTCTTCTCATATCACCAATAGTTGCGTTTCTTAAAAAATCTGCCATGTTCATTTCTTCATTAAATTTTTTAACGTTTTGATCTGATGCATCACCTGTCCCTTGATATTGTTGTCTAGGTGCTTGTAGTCCAGATGTAATACCTTCACCTGTTGATCCACCCATTCTAAACATCGGTCTTCTTAAAGTTCTATTCATTAGTTACCTTTACCTGTAACGTTACCGTAAATACCGCCAAGAGTTGATCCTACTCCAAGAGCTGTTGCTAATGGACTTGCACTGCCTTGGTTTTGGAATTGATATTGAGGTCCCATGCCACCCATTAATCCCGTTAGACCTGATCCTAAGAATCCAAGTCTTTCGTATGGTTCGTATAGTCCCATTCTTTCTTTTTCTCTTTGTGCATCTATGTTTGCTTGTGCAAAAGCTTGATCTGCGGCGCCCACCTGACCCACTCTTGCTATATCTGTTCCTTGGAATCCTTGTAGTGCTCCACCTAATCCTTGTTGGAATTGTCCTAAACCTAATTGACCTTGTGCTAGACCTGCTTGTTGTCCTGCCATTGCACCTCTTTGACCAGCAAAACCTGCTTGTGCTTGTGCAAGCGCTGCTCTTTGACCAGCCATACCTGCTGACTGACCTGCTTGTTGTGCCTGTGCAGAACCTAAACCAAGTTGTGCTTGACCTAAACCTAATTGACCTTGTGCAAGTGCTGCTTGTTGTGCAGCTAAAGATCCTGTTGCTTGACCTAAACCTAATTGACCTTGTGATAATGACATTTGGTTCTGTAAATCTGCTTGTCTTGCAGCTTGTGCTTGACTAAATCCTTGTGCTAATAATTGTGCTTGTATTGCTGCTCTGTTTTTATCTGATGCTGTTTGATATTCTGCTTGCATAACACCTTCACGACCACCACCAAAACCACCAAGAGCTACAGCTTGATCTGATATAGATTGTTGTTGTGCTTTTGCTTGTTTATCAAATTCTGCAAGTGTTGTATCAATAACTTGTTGTTGGTAGGGTGACATGTAAGAAGACAATGATCCTGCTCCTGTTCCTGCTCCTGTTCCAGTTAAACCTGCTGCAGCTCCCAATCCTGATTGTGCTGCACCAATAAATGGAGATACTCCACCAAGTGTAGTTCCTGCTTGACCTAATCCTGTTCCTGCTGCACCTATAAATTGTCCTGCTCCTGCAGTGGTTGTTCCTGCTGCACCAAGAGCTTGTTGTGCTCCAGTTAATTGTGTGCCAGCAGTTCCTAATGTTGTTCCTGCTCCTGTTAATTCTTGTCCTGCAATTCCTAATCCTGTTTGTGCTAAACCTAAACCAGTTCCTGCTGTACCTGCAGCTTGTTGTGCTGCTGTTACAAATGGTTGATATGATCCAATACCTGAACCTGTTAATTGTGTTGCTTGTTGTTGTAATGCTGTTTGAGGTGCAACCTTCGGTGCCATTGCTGATATTTGTGCACCTGTAAATGGCGTTGCTGCCAATGCGCCCATGGCATCAGTATATTTTTCTGATAATGCCTCTATCTTTGGGTTAAATAAATTTCGTTGTTCTGTTGCCATATTTAATCCTTAATTAATCCCATTCTTTTATGTGCTTGATGGTAACGTTTAGTTTCTTTTTTATAATTTTTTTTGCCTACTTTACCTTTTACTGTAGAACCATCTTCTGGCATTTTTAAATTTACTTTTTTAAATTCTTTGTTAGGTGTTTTTTGAATATTTTTTAATTGATTTTTTAATATAAAATCTGACGGAGTTTTAATAGTTTTTTTTGCACCACCTGTAGTAGCACCTTTTATTATAGCTCCCATACCTTTTGTAAACAACATTATAAAACCTCTTCCAATCTTTGTGATGTAGCAAACATTTCTCTAGCACCTTGTAACCCTTGTGATTCTTTCGATACCTTACCGCCTGCTTCTAAATTTTCCATCATGTTTTCCATGATCTCTGCTCCTTTATCTATATCTCCGCCTCCTGCATTTCTAACAGCATCTGCAGTAAATACAAACTCATTTTTTGATAATCTTGCTGGCACGTCATCTGCTCTTTCCTTACCACCGATAGCTACAAAGCCACCTTCGTTTCTATAATCTTTTTCCATACCACCCATGTCCATCATTCCACCTTCTTGGGCCATGATCCGTGGTTGTTGCATACCCATCATTCCTCTATTCATCATAGGGTTTCCTCTTTGTGCCATCATTTGTTGCATTCTAGGATCCATCATTGGTGGTCTCATTGGCATTTGATTTGGCATTGTCGGTGTTGCTTGAGGCATACCTGTAGACTCATCATCACCAAATGATTGTACATCTTGACCTTCTAATTGTAATGTTACTGGAGGCATACCTGCGCTACCGCCTTGTGATAACTTTTGATACAAAGCACCTAATGCTTTTTGTCTAAAATTTTCATCGTCATCGTCATCACCACCATCTGCAAAACCCATACGTCCACCGTTAGCTGCAAATTGAACAAAATTTGTTGGAATGTCTGCAAAGTTTCCACGTTCTTCTTGTAGTCTTCTTTGATAGTCAGCCATTGATTCATCTTCTCTTTTGTTATTTATATAGTTTGTATATAAACCAGACAATCCTGATATACCTGTAATTGTTGCAAAAGCATTTTCTGGTTTAAATGCTGATTTTGCTATATTTTTAAAACCTTCTCCTACTTTTGAAAAACCACCTAAATTTAATTTAGGGCCACCGCCGCCAGTAAACATACCAGCTAGTTTAGACGTACCAAAACCTTGATTACCAAACAGTGATCCACCTAATTTTGCACCACCACCAAGATAATAACCACCTAATGCTAATAGTGCCATCTTACCTAATGGACTCTTAGCTATTTTCTTAAATCCTTTAAATACTTTTTTAAATGGTTTCGTAATTGACTTAACAAGTTTACCTAAGAAGTATCCTTGTCTAAGATCCGCGATCCCTCCACCAGCGTAATTAGCTCTACCACCATTTGCTAATGTAATTGTTGGTGTGCCGTAAAAATATTGACCACCGAAAGATGGGTTAGTGTAACTTGAAGTACCACTTAGATCAACAAAGTTTGTTGGAATATCTGGAAACTCATCATCGTCGTCATTATTATCATCACCTGTGCCACCATCAGGTTGTGTTTGTTGGCCGCCCCCACCTCTGTTTGCTATTGCTAATCTTCTTCTATGTTCTTCTAATCTTCTTCTTTTTTCATTTGCTTCAAAATCTATTTCTTCTTGAGTCATAAGAACTCTTGCATCTTCTGGATTTTCATAATCGTCATCATCTAAATTTCCTGTAACATATCTTGTTATATAATTTTGATATGCAGATCCTCTGTCATCTACTTTTTCAGGAATTACTGGATCTTTTTTTCTAGTTGTAACACCTAATTCGCTTGGACCCGTAGGTGTAGGTTTATCATCATTACCTTTATTATTATTATTATTATTATTATTATTATTATTATTATTATTACTACCAGTAGCATCGTTACTTCCTTGGTAACCACCACTACCTCTCATTCCACCTTGGTAACCACTACCTCCTGCTCCTTGGTAATCACTACCTACAAAACTTGGAATACCATTTACTAATTTACCAGACCCACCAAGTTTTTTAAGTAAGGCTGCTTCTTCTTTATTTATGTAAGCTAAAAATTCTCCCTTAGGAGCATTCTTTTTTAAATCTTTAACAGTCATAATACCACCATTAGCAGCCATGGCTCTAGGGTCTTCCATCATACTACCAATACCTTCTTCGTTAGAACTCATCTGTGCTTCCGCTGCAATCTGTTCTAAGAATTGTTGCATGGACATTGGCTCTAATCCTTGTTCAAGCATGTCATCAACATATGCATCGTACTCTTCTTCTAGTTGAGCCATCTGCATCATTTGTATTTGTTGTGGTGATTTAGGTCCTTCATTACCTGAATAGGTAATTTCTGGTGCGCCTGTATCTAGTGATTCTAATCCTGTTTTCATATAATTTTTTAAGTTAGTTTAAAAGCAGGATTTTAACCTGTGGGTTTCCTATATTACTTGTTTTTGTCAAGTAAATCAAGCCTATGTTGTAACAGTTCTTTTTTGAACTTCTAATGTAGATAGGACCACATGTAGTCTGTTTGCCGTAGCAGCAGTTACTTTTAGTATTTCACTCTCCTCTAATATCAAAGGATTTGTTAATAATTCTGTAGTGCCATTAGCAGATATGGACTTTGTTTTAAATAAATTAAATACATTATCACTAGCATCAGTGATAGTAATTGTAACTGTATCACCACTACCAGAATCATCAGACACTAATATAGATTTAACTATAGCGGTAGTGGCCGTTGGCACCGTATATAATGTTGTAGCGCTAGTTGTAGTTAAATCTACTTTTTTATTTTTAAATGTATTAGCCAAAGAAAAAAGCCTCCGCTTCTGCTTCGTCTTTTAGATCTTGTTGATAAGTTGTATTTAATTTTTGAACAATACTATCTACATCTCTTACAAACGATTGTTGTATTTGTTGATCATATTCTTTATTAGGTTGTGTTAATGCTTGTACTATTCTTGCCATTATCTTCTACCATCCGGTTGTATATCTAATCTAAATGTACCTAGTTTCCAAAACTGACTTGTGCTTGTGTTATCTATTTTTAAAGATATTGATCTAGCTCTAGCTCGTGTGTCTATTTTATTTGTAGAACTTGATATACTAAAAGGACCTAGTGTAGAACTAGCTTGTGTTTGATTAGGAAAGTCTCTTAAATTTAATGTAATCCTAGTGTCTCCTGTTTGTGATAAAAAATCTGGTAGCACTCTTCTTATTTTCATCATAAACTCACCATCACCTTGTAATCCTTGTTGACCAATATCAAAGTCACCAGATTCTATACTTGCAGTAATAGATGTAGTTGCACCTTCTCTTATTTGATCTAAACCTGTTTCGTGTTCATAGTAATAACTAACACCATCAGTATTTCCTTGAACAAAAGTAGCACTTCCAGATGTACCATTAGAACTTGTATCATATTCTGTTGCATGAGGTTTACCAAACACAGCAGAATCTTGCCAAGCACTTCTTGCTAATGTGCCTGTAGTCCAAACGGGTCTATCTGGTGTTGAGTCTAAATAATTATAACAAACCATTCTGTTAACTGTATTTGATCCTGAGTTAGGATAAAACCACATTACTTCACCAAACAAATTATTTAATCCTGCATTGATATGTTGTTTTGGAATTGTATTAATATCATCGTAAACATGATCTTCAACTAAGCATGGTAATGATTCTAGTTTACCTGTGTATCTAAAAAAACCATTTTCTGACATCCAATACGCAGTACCATCAACTTCAACCGCTGCATTTTTTCCTATCAATCCACAGTTTGTACCAACTTGTTGAAATGAAAAAGTAAAAGGAGATCCTACAAAACGCATAATAAACAAAGCAGTATCAGTCCAAACATAAATAGCATCCCGTCCTCTAATCGCTCCAACAATTTTTGATCCATCTGCAAGTCTTTGTGTACCTGCAGTATTAATTGCACTTGGTGCATAAGCATCAGAGCCATCAATATTTTCTTGATCAGAAAATCTTATAAACATTTCGTCTTGTGTAGATTTTGTGCCAATAGTTGTTTCTGTTCCAAAAAATATTAAGTGTCTGTCCGGTGTAGATACTAAACTAAATGCAGAGGATGTTGGAGCATTAGCTAAAATTGTTGCTCTAGTTGATGTTGCACCTATGGGATCAGAATCCCATTCAAAAGTTTCTCCACCAAATATAGTTGCAATAAGTTTGTTACCAAAATTATCTAATGACCATAAACCTGGTGCTGTTACAATATCTCCAGATGCTGCAGCGTTCCATGCAAAATAATTAGATGCATCTGTAACGGTTGCACCAGAACTATGTATTGCTGCTGTTGTACCGTTGGCACCTCTAGTTAAACCCGATAACGTACCCCCACTATTTCCCGTATATGTAATTAATTCTGAACCTATAATAACTGTTCCTGATGATGCAAACGATGTAGAACTAGCCATAGTTAAACTTGTAGCTGATGCATTTATTCCTGATGATAATGTCGATGTAAACTGTCCTTGTTTTACACCACCCCATGATCCAAGACCCCAACCTGTTGTTGCAACTTCAACTGCTGGTCCTACAGGATAGTAATGTTGAACACGAATACCACCTGATGTAGATGCACCTGATCCTGATTCGTTAGAAGACATGGTAATAGTTATAGTTGTATCCGTTGGTATACTTGTTACCATAAATTTTTTGTCTGTAAAATCACCGGAAACAAAATTAGAATTTGTAATACTTGTAAAACTATCTAATAATATAATATCACCTGCACTCATATTATGAGCAGATGAAAAAGTTAATGTTACAACTGCAGAACCATTAGTTGTTGTAAAAGCTGATGTTAAAGTTGTTGTAGTTTTGATTGGGTGTATGTCGTAAAAAATACCACCGGAATAAGCATACAATATTCTATTTGTACCTAACGCTGCATACTTAATACCTGAAGCATTTACAAAATGATGAATAGCTGTGTTACGTCCAGTTAGTTCAATAGAACCTAATTGTGCCCAACCACCTATTTTTTCTGGTGTGCCATATCTAAACCTAACATTGTCACCATTAACCCATTGGCCTTCGCCACCGGTCGCTGTAACTTGTTTATTAAAGCCTGGTGCAAACTGTACTTTTTGTAACATAGTGTATTCCTATGCTCTACTACGGTTTAGTTGGCCATGTAGCGTTTTCACATTTTTCAACAGTATCTTTACCATCAGGTAAATCTCTAAGAGCTTGTCTGTAGGTTTTCATATCAGATGATATAGCATTCCCTTTTTCAAGTTCCGATGTAATTTCCCAATCAGATGCTGTTAAAAGACGATCTCTCTTAGATCTTAGATCCGCTAAAGCTCTAGCAGGAGCTGCGTTAGCCCAAGCCGCTTCTTCATTGTCTCTAGCTGTCTCTTCAGCTGCTGTAAATTGTACTTTGTTACCGTTTATATTATGATATCTTGGCATAGTTTTCTCCTTTGGTGTTATGTATCATCTTTATAGAATTCCGTAAAGGCAAATATCTCCAGCGTCTATGTTGCCTGTATTCATGGTAAACTGCACTGCATCAATTGCTGCAGTTACATTACAATATCCAGCAGCAAAACAATGATTAGCAGCTGGAGCATCGTGTGTAGATGATATTTCAGATATAAAATGTTTTACAAAAGTTGTAGAACTTGGATTAAATAAACGTAAATATCCACCAAGACACTCATCGTTGTCATAACCAACTGCTCCATTTAGTTTAACGGGATCTGTGCTTTGTGCTTGATCTATGGCAGCTTCATATTGAAGAGCTGCTGTTCCATCTCCCTCCTCATGATAACCATTAAAATAACTTGTTGTTGTAGTAGCATCATAGTCTGTACCACCATCTCTAAAACCAATTCTAAAATGTCTTCCATCATTTTGTGGATGAATATCTTTAAATGTAAATAAATATTCTTTATAAGTAGAATCCAACACTACATCAGAACTACCATTAACAAAACTTAAAGTAGAACTAGAACTAGCAGTCAACTTTTTAATAAACACCATTGATCCAGTGTGTATAGATCCAAAGGCTGATACCGATCTAACTGCTCTATCATTAAGTGTAACTATGCTCATTATGAATCCTTTATTCCATATAGTTTTATTGTACCAGAGTCTATATTGCCACTATTCATAGAAAACTGAACTGCATTTACTACTGAAGAAGTATTCATATATCCACCAGAATATGAATCTAATGTATATTCATGGTACATATAATTATTTGTTCTTGCTATAAAATGTTTTACAAAAGTCGTAGATGATGGTGAATACAAAAACATTTCTCCACTAAGATTTTGATCGTTGTCTGTTCCTAATCCAATTCCCAAAGGTTGTGCTGATGTTGATTGTGCTAAATCAGAACCACCAGCATAAGTTAATGCTGGATCTGAACCACCCTCATTGTGATATGCATAAAAATGTGTGGTAGTTTTAGTAACATTATAATTGCTACCACTATCAGAACTACAGTTAAATTGAAATTGAGTATTATCTTGACTTGTATGAATATTTATAAACTCAAAACGATATATAGGATAGGTGCTATCCAGCACTACATCACTGCTACCATTAACAAAAGACAAAGTAGAACTTGAACTAGCAGTTAAAGTTTTAATATGTGTTAATGATTTAGCTGCCCCAGGTATAGCTGAAATATTTGCAATGCTTCTGTTGTTATAAGTTACAATTGACATTACACAACTCCGTACATTTTAATTGTTCCAGCATCTATAGTGCCAGCATCTGCTTTAAATCTAATTCTAGTTATAGCTGTTGTTGTATTTACATAACCAGCAACAAATCTTTGATTAGTTCCATTATCACTTGCAGCTTCGTTTATAACTCCCATAAAATGTTTTACAAAAGTTGTGCTACTTGGTTCAAATAGATGTAATTCTCCACTTAAAGATTGATCATTATCATTTCCTAAGGATCTTCCTAAATCTTGAAAACCTGTTTCTTGGTGTAAAATTGCTGTTCCACTGTGAGCATTTAAAGCAGCAGCACTATCATCTTCTTGATGATAAGATAAAAAACCCATAGAGGTAATAGTTTGATTATAAGATGTATTAGTTCCTGTATCTACTTGAAATTGAAAATCAGCTCCGTCATTAGATTGATGAATACTTATAAACTTAAAAATATATTCTTTGTATGTGCTGTCTATATCTGAAGTAAAATCTATTGTAGATGAACTTGATGCAGTTTGTGTAGATAATAATACTAAGCTACTACCAGAGACCCCTGAAGGGAGACTGGTAATGGATGCCATGGATCTGTCATTGCATACATTGATTGACATAAGTTATCCTTTAGGGTTAGCATCTTTAACTGCTTTAATATGTTTATACCACTCTCCAGTGCTGTCACCTTTGCTTGCTGTCATATCATGGTATAATAAATCTAATTGATCTTTTATTGACTTATAACTTTTAGCTCTATTTAATTTATAAGTTGCATTTTTAGTATCCCAAGCATCTTGCAATGCCTTTAAACCATTTGTACAATCAGCTTCACTAGGTTTAGATCCACCATCGTGCACGATTAAATTTGCATATGTTTTATTTTTACTATCTGTCCAACCAAACCATTGACCATTTCTAACAGTTATTAAATATGCTTCTATGTGATTTGGTCTGCCATTATTATCATATATCATTTTATGTATCTCCTAATCTCACACAAATAAAACCAGTGTAGTTTCTATCCGTATTACCATCGCAAGTTTGAGTGCTACCAGATGTCTGAATAGTAAGTTTAAATTTTACATTTGAGGTATCTGTAACATCTATTATGGTTTGGTGACTTCCAGCAAAAGTAGTGTTGTCATCACCTCCAATATCTGAGTTGTTTACCTCTACTGATGATACATTTGTATAACTAGAATTGTTTGTGGTAACCATTATATTTCCACCAATTCCTCTGTCGCCTGTTGCTCTCCGAAATTGATAAGTTGCCATTATCAAATAATATCCTGTACTTGGAAAAGTAAAAATACCACTTGATTGTGTTAAATTACTTCCAATAGAACCATACCCTGTTGAATCGCTTATTTCCCAATTTGTGTCTATGTCTTGAACACTTGAGAAACTAAAACTAGATGTAATTCGCCATTGTTGAGCTTGAGTAATTCCACCACCTTTAATCAATGAATAATCAATTCTTTTTATCGTACCTGCATCTGAAACAAGGAATTCGTCTGTATCGTCAGGCTCAGCTGTTAAAGCTGTCTGCCCTGAAATAATATCATTATTAAGTTTAGCAGCGGTCACAGTGTCGTCAGACGGCTGGCCGATGTCAAGCACGTTACCTAATATTTGAACGAAGTCGATAACATCCCCTGTCGCCAAATTCGAGGCGAACGTCATTGTACTACCTGAGATTGTAAAGGATGATCCTGGTTTTTGTAAAATTCCATTGAGTGACACCAGCATATGATTAGCTGATTCTGGTGCGACATTTGTGCCCCCTACTTGTAGGGTATAGGCTGCCTGCCCATTTACGACTGATATCGCATCACAGACTTGAAAGTTTCCTACTGTGGGTGTTTTTCCTATATACACGGCTGTTCTCCTTTTTGCTTATCTATCATATTAATTTATTCCATACAAGGTTATTGTTCCTGCATCTATGTTGCCTGAGTTTACTGAAAACTGTACAGCGTCTACAGCAGACGTGGTATTACCATATCCTGCTGTGTAAAAAGTTTCGCATAAAACATTGTCCTGCATGTAAGTTCCCACAGCTATAAAATGTTTTACAAATGTAGTTGATGAAGGATTAAACAAATGCATATAACCAGCACCGGATGAATCATTATCACCTCTGATACCTTGAAGTAGAGATTGTACTCCAGTTCCCTGTGCTAAGTCAGTTCCTGTACGATACTCTAAAGTATTACCACCACCATCTTCATATGAATATGTTCTAAAATGCGTAGTAGTTTTAGCAACATTATAATTACTACCACTGTCGGTGCTAAGATTAAAAGCGAAATTTCTATCAGCTTCTGAGTGATGAATATCATGAAATATAAATAAATATTCTTTATAGGTAGAATCTAAAACGACATCACTAGATCCATCAACAAAAGATAAAGTAGAACTTGAACTAGCAGTAAGTTTTTTAATAAACGTTATAGCACCACCACTAAGTGTAGCCTCTAATCCATCAGCACTAGAGTTAAATCCAACTGTCTTACCTGCTGTTGGTGTTACATTTAAACTATTAAATTTTAATTTATTAAGTGCCATTAACTATCCTTTATTCCATAGAGTTTTATAGTGCCACTATCTATGTTGCCACTAGACATTTTAAATTGTATTTCGTCAATAGCTGATGTTGTGTTAAAATATCCATGAGTAAAACCTTCAACAGATGATGCTTCTGCACTTGAGCCTGTAGAACGATAAACTTGTACTCTTGATAAAAAATGTTTAACAAAAGTTGTGTTTGAAGGATTAAATAAATGTAAAGTACCAGAACAAGATTGATCTGCATCGTCCCCTACATTATTTGTTAGCACTTGAAAACCTGTACCTTGTCCTTGGTCATCTCCTGTTCTATAATTTAAAGATGTTGAACTATCATCTTCTCTATGAAAACTTTGAAAAGATGCTGACGTTATAGTTTCATTATATCCACTACCCCCAGCAGCATTTCCTTGAAATGAAAATTGAGCTACTGCACTTGGATGAATATTAATAAACTTAAAGACATAAACAGGATAGGTATTATCTAATACAACAGAAGATGCCCCATCTACAAAAGATAATGTACTATCAGAACTAGCAGTCAAAGTTTTAATTAAAGTCATGCTACCTTCAGCAGCAGTTTCAAAACCATTAGCACTAGAATTAAATGCAAGACCTTTGCTAGCTGCAGTTGTTAGATCAAAACTATTATAATTAAATTTTGTAAGGGCCACTATAATACTCCATACATTTTAATTGTTCCACTGTCTATGTTGCCACTTCCAAATTTAAATACAATAGCATTTACAGCAGAAGTTGTGTTGGCATATCCTGCACCATAAGCATCTTCTGCTGTATCATCTGATCTATTTTCTACAGCTCTTGCAATAAAATGTTTTACAAATGTGGTTGATGATGGATTAAATAGATGTAATACTCCAGAACAACTTTCATCACTACCATTACCTACTCCATTCAAAAGAATTTTATCTACTGTGCTTTGTGCCATATCTCTATTTGCTTCATAAGCAAGTGTTTGATGGTTGTCATCAGATTCACTATGTAATGCTGTAAATCTAGTGGTTGTTTTAGTAACATTATAGTTAGAACCACCATCTATACTTAAATTAAATTGAAAATTTACATCATTATTTGCTGGATGGCAGTTAATAAACTTAAAAATATATTCTTTATAAGTAGAATCTATACCACTTGTAAAACTTAAAGTAGCACTAGAACTAGCTGTTTGTGTAGCTAGTAATACTAAATTACCACCAATATCCCCTGTCTCTAAACCATTGTTGCTTGAATTAAACTTAATCGCCTTGCTTGCTGAAGGCGTTACATTCATGCTATTAAAGTTGACCTTAGAGAGTGCCATGGGTTAGGCTCCTATTAATGCTTTTATCTCATCATCATCAAGACCTAAGTCTTTTAACTTTTGTTTGCCAGATGCTTTTTTATTTGCAGCATTTGTTTTTACTGTATCAAAATCAGATTGTAATTGTGCTAAACCATCAGTACATTCTTGTTCAGTAGGTTTAGATTTACTGTCATCATATATAATTAAATTAGCATAAACTTTATTTTTGCTATCACTCCAACCAAACCATTGACCTTTATGTAACACAACTAAATAATCTTCTATGTGATCTGGTCTTCCTGTATTTCTATTCATTCTATGTATCTCCTAGACGTATAAACGTCATATATGTTTCATTTCTGTCAGTATTTCCAGAGACGTACATATTTGAATTATGAACATCAATATGAAATTTAACTTTTACGTTTGATGTATTTGTAACATCAATAATGCATTGACTATGTGTATTTCCTGATGTGAAAGAACTATCTATTAAAGGAAGTCCTGTAGCTGTAAAATTAGCTTCTGAATAACTTGAATTATTTAAAGTTACATAAGTTTCTGCTCTATTATATCTACTATCCTCTGTTTCATTTGTTGTAAAATGAACATTAAATTGTACTAAATATATTCCTGTTGCTGGAAAAGTAAAAATACCAGAACTTTCTGTCATTCCTGTTCCTATTTGACTAAAACCATCTGTATCAACTCTTTCTAAATTAGAAGCAATAGGAACTGCATCTCCTTGAAAAGTTGTTGTTAATCTAAATTGATCTACCATTGTAATTCCACCACCTTTAATCAATGAATAATCTATTCTCTTAATTGTACCTGCATCTGAGACAAGGAATTCGTCTGTGTCGTCAGGTTCACTAGCTAAAGCTGTCTGCCCTGAAATAATATCATTATTAAGTTTAGCAGCGGTCACAGTGTCGTCAGACGGCTGGCCGATGTCAAGCACGTTACCTAATATTTGAACGAAGTCAATGACATCTCCTGTTGCTAAATTACTAGCAAAAGTCATTGTAGAACCTGAGATAGTAA